ACATCCTCGCCGATGAACTCGGCACGACGCCCGCCGTGGCTCGCAAGGTCATTGCGATGCTCCAAGCCGCCGAGGTGCGCCAGCAGGCGTTGACCCTTGGCAAAGTGGTCGGGCTATTGCTCGAGACCAACAACTTGCCGGTCATGGCCAACGCCATCGCCTTCGCGGCTGGCCTCGACCAGCTCAACGGCAAGATGTCCCAGGCGCAGGTGGCGCGGGAGCTGGGCGTCACCAGAGCGCTTGTGAGCCATTACACAGTCGGCGTGCGCGATGTCCTCAGCGGCAAGCGCGACACATTCGACTGCACGAAGTTCCGCAAACGAAACTCTTCCAGAGAAACCTTCCGGGCGAAAGCCACGGATCCACACACGGCCGCCAAGTCGGCAGCCATTGCCAGATACAGAGCATCACTCAAAACCACAACACCATGACACAACTCATCGACCAAAAGACATACACCCTCAGCGGCGTGACCATCAACCCAGACGCCACCCGCGAGGAGTGGATGGCGATCCATAAGGACATATTGACCTGCAAGCACGCCGCATCCAAGTGGCTGGCTCAATCCCGAGACTATGCGACCAAGCGGTGGGGCGCGGAGTTTATGGCGGACACGGAACTCCAACTCGAGCTGGACCTCGGGCTGTCATTGCCACCAGAAAAGCCCACGCTGAATCCTACGGACAAAACCACAGCGATCGTGACCATCGAGGGGCTGAGTCAGAAGTTCCAACTTTGGGAGCGCAAGATGAGCGACGACATCGGCAAGTGGGACAAGGCACGGCTCACCCGCGCCCTTGAACTCCTCACGCCTATGGAGGCGACAGCCGCCCGGATCCGCCAACTCCTCGCGTGATCTGCCCGACCTGTGGCACCGACACCCGCGTCATCGCCACCCGCGACGGATACAGGCGCAGACTATGCACCAAGGGCCATCGGTTCGTAACCCTTGAACAGGCGCACGAAACAAAATTCCCATGGCTATCCAAACCAAAGCGCAAACCATTGAAGAAGAAAAAGAAACCAAAGCAGGACGACAAATGGATCGAGCGCATCAACGCCAAGCTCGCCGAGCCAACATGAGGGGGGTGGCATGGGAACCCTACCGAAATGGTTCAACCATCGCAGTTTGCCAGTCGCTCGTCATTCTTTTGAGCGTTGCATAATTTGACATCGTTGCACAAGCCGTGGGCATCACGGAATTAAGCAACGCGTTAAACATCGACAAGTCGGTCGTCTCCCGCCTCGTCAAGAAAGGCATGCCCACGACCAGCGTGGACGCCGCCCAAGCGTGGCGTGAATCGAACGCCCCGCCCCGCGCAAAGCGTGGGCAACGCGGCACACCGCCGCCTCCGCCGAAACTCTCAAAGGTCGCCGAACCTCCGAGAGTGTCAGAGCCTGCCGAGCCTCTGCCAGTTCCTCCACCGCCGCCGGTTCACGACAGCGCTCCCGAGCCGGACGACGAAGACAACACGCCGCGCCAATCCCTCCGCCGCGCCCGCCTTGCCGAGAAAGTCGGCTACAACGAACTCGTCATCTGCAAGCGCAACGGCGGATCGGTCGAAGACATCCGCAAGGCAAACCAAATCTACATTGCCAGCCGGAACAACCGCATCAAGGCCGAGAAGGATTTCAAGGACTGGCAACGCCAGGAAGCCATCACCCTCTTCTACGACGAAGCGCGCGACATCACGAGCCGCCCGCACATCACCGCCAAGCAGCTCCTCGAAGTCATGCCCAAGACCCTCGCCACCCGGCTGCACGGCCAACCGCAGAAAACCATCGAAGCCACCCTTGCCGAGTGGGCCGACAACCTCACGACCATCATCCGAAAAGCCATATGACCATCGAACACCTCAAAACCTCTGACCTCATCCCCTACGCGCGCAACGCGAAAAAGCACGACGCCAGCCAAGTCGCCAAGCTCGCCGGGAGCATCCGCGAGTTCGGCTTTAACAACCCCGTCCTCATCGACAAAGACAACGGCATCATCGCCGGTCACGGTCGCGTCCTCGCCGCTCAATCCCTCGCCCTCGAGACCGTCCCCTGCATCCGCCTCGGCCACCTCACCGACACGCAGCGCCGAGCCTACATCCTCGCCGACAACCGCCTCGCCGAGATCGGCGGCGGGTGGGACGAGGAAATGCTGAAGCTCGAACTGGCGGATCTCTCACAAAATGCGGATCTCGATTTCGACCTGACCGGCTTTTCAGATACCGACCTGCACAAGCTTTTGATCGAAACAAAAGAAGACGCACCTCCTGATGACTTCAAAGAATTCGATGAGGGCATCGAGACGGATCACAAGTGCCCGCGCTGCGGATACGAATGGAGCGGCAAGACGAAATGAAACCTCCTTACAAAGTCCCAAGCATGGAGGAAATCCGTGCCCTTCCTTGGAACGGATTCACCGCAGCCTCTACATTCAGCGGGTGCGGCGGTTCATCTACAGGCTACCGCATGGCAGGGTTCAAGTTGCTATGGGCTTCGGAGTTTATCGACGCAGCCCGTGATTCTTACAAAGCAAATGCTGCTCCACACACGATCGTCGACGGCAGGGACATCCGCGAAGTTCAACCCGAGGACATTCTAAACGCTACGGGTCTGAACCCAGGCGAGCTTGACCTGTTCGATGGCTCCCCACCATGCGCTTCATTTTCTACCGCAGGCAAACGCGAAGCCGGATGGGGCAAGGTGAAAAAATACAGCGACAAGGAGCAACGGACAGACGACTTGTTTTTCGAGTATTCTCGCCTCATCCGTGGCCTACAGCCTAAAACCTTTGTCGCTGAAAATGTCAGCGGCCTCATCAAGGGAACCGCAAAAGGCTATTTCCTCGAAATCCTCAAAGAACTCAAATCCTGCGGCTATCGCGTGAGCTGCAAAGTCCTCGACGCGCAATGGCTCGGCGTCCCGCAAGCAAGACAGCGGACGATTTTTATCGGCGTGCGTGAAGACCTCGGCATCGATCCAGTTCATCCCAAGCCGCTCGCGTATCGCTACAGCGTGCGGGATGCGCTGCCGTGGATACTTCGGCAGGGAGATAATGGACCTTTTGGAGGCGGAGCTATGAGAGACGCGGATCTTCCGTCTCCGACATTGGGGGCGAGTCCGCAAACCGGCAACGGCAAATTCCCAGCTTCTCTTATAGAATCCGAAACCGACATAAGCCGATATGCTATCGGCGCGGAGTGGGATAAAATTGGCGGTCCGGGAGGCAAGTCGGAAAAGTATTTTCAACTCGTAAGGCCAAACTTAGATGCGCCCTGTCCAACAATTACTCAACGAGGCGGGGACAACACTTGCGCGTCTGTTACTCATCCAACCGAGAAGCGCAAGTTTTCTATCGCCGAACTCAAGCGCATCTGCGGATTCCCCGATGACTTCATTCTGAAAGGAACCTACGCGCAGCAATGGGAACGCTGCGGGCGCGCCGTCCCTCCCGTCATGATGTCGCACATCGCGGCAACGGTGCGTGATGAAATCCTCGGCAAGCTATGACAATCCCAACCGACTGGACTTTCAAAACCGCCGATGTCGCAGGAGCTTTTGACCGGCATGTGCGCGAGCAACTTCCGTGGTATGACCTCACGACGGGTGTAGTCGCGCATGTGGCCCGGCACTACATACCGGAGGGCGGGCGCGTCTATGATATTGGAGCCAGCACAGGGAATGTCGGGAACGCTATCGCGGACACACTTACAGCCCGCAAAGCGGAACTAATTCCCATCGATAACTCGGAGGCCATGTCGGAAATCTATTGCGGCCCCGGCAACCTTGTTATCGCGGACGCTGCCGAGTTTGATTACCAACCCTTCGATCTCGCCGTGCTTTTCTTGTGCCTGATGTTTGTCCCTCCATCGAAGCGCGGGGAGTTTATCGCTCGGCTTCGTTCTCGCATCCGGCCAGGCGGGGCGATTATTGTTTTCGACAAGTGCGAACCGGCCACAGGCTATGTCGCCACGGTCCTCTGGCGGCTGGCACTCGCAGGCAAGACGGCGGCAGGAGTAGACGCCCGCGAGATATTGGCAAAAGAGCTATCCCTCGGAGGCATCCAACGCCCGATCAACCCGCGCGAAATAGAACCCGCCACCGAGATTTTCCGCTTTGGAGATTTCGCCGGATGGATTATCGAGCCATGACCCCCGCCGCCGAAGCCCTACGCGAACACCTCCGCTCGATCTACGCGCCCATCGACCGGCGCACCGTTACCGAGTGGTGCGCTGACGAGGTGATCCTGAGCGAGCGGCAGACGCAGATGCCTGGCAACTTCAGCACCCGCCTTACGCCATACCTCCGCGAACCGCTCGAGTGTTTCGGAGATGTCGATGTCTCCGACCTCGTGCTCGTCTTTGGCACGCAGACCGGCAAGACGACGATGGTTCAAGCAGGCACCGCCTGGCGCATCGTGAACAAGCCGCAGCCCGTCGTGTGGGTCATGCCCACCGAAGGCCTCGCCCGATCCTTCTCCGAGACGCGCTGGCTCCCGCTATTCGACGACAGCGCCACGCTCGCCGCTCAGAAGCCAGCGGACCGGCACCGATTCAAAAACCTCGAGCAACATTTTTCGCGCTGCTCGCTCGTGTTCATAGGGTCGAACTCCCCCGCGAACCTTAGTTCCCGCCCTGCTGGATTGCTCCTAATGGATGAGGTCGATAAATTTGCAAAAGAGACCGACCAAGAAACCTCCGCGCTTTTCCTCGCGGAGAACCGCACCAAGTCCTTCGTCGGCGCGCTTCGCGTCAAGACATCCACCCCCACCACGCCGGACGGCGCGATCTGGCAGGAATACCAGAAAGGCACGCAGGAGAAATTCATGCTCGAGTGTCCGCACTGCCACGAACGCATCGAGCTTTTATGGGAACAGGTCAAGTGGGACACCGACGCGAAAGTGGCCGGCAAGTGGAACATGGCGCGCGTCGAGGAATCCGCGCGCTACATTTGCCAACGCTGCCAAGGCGAGTGGAACGACGGCCAGAAGATCGAAGCCCTGCAAGACGGCAAGTGGCAGGCCACAAACCCCAGCGCCCAGCGAGGCTTTCGCAGCTTCCACCTCAACTCCCTCTACGCGCCGTGGCGGTCCTGCACCTTCGGCGCGCTCGCGGTAAAGTTCCTCCGCGACAAGGACACGCTCAACGGCCTGCAAGATTTCACCAACAGCACCATGGCCATGCCGTGGGAACAGGTCGAGACATCCATCGGCGACGCCAACATTCTCAGCCTGCGCGGCGACTACACGCGCGGCACCTGCCCGATCGAGCCAGCGCATGTCGTCACCTGCGCCGACATCGGCCAGGATAAGCAGCACTGGACCACGGTGGCCTTCGACGCCAACGGCCAGAGCTATGTCCTCGACTACGGAACCACGCTCACCATCGAAGACCTCCTCGCCGACTCGCCCCGCCGCATCTACCGCACGCCCAGCGGGCAGGAAGTCCGCCCCGAGTGCGGCTTGATGGATTCCGGCTTCGCCACCTTCCGCGTTTACACCGCCTGCCAAGTGAGCGCCGGATTCTGGCACGCCGCGAAAGGCTCCGGCGCAACCTTCGGCAGCCGCATCGGGCGCACCGTCATCGACGACTTCCCCGGCGTCGTGCTCTACACCTTCGTTGACCACGCCATCAAAACGGAACTCTTCATCGACCGCATCCGCAACGGCAAGCCCCCGCTCGCCATCCCGCGCGACACCAGCGAGGACTTCCTTCGCGGCATGAGCGGACAGCGCCTCGTCCCCCGCAAGACCGCCACCGGCCAAGAGTTCGTGTGGAAATCTGTCGCCCAGGATCACTACATGGACGCCGTAAAACTCTGCCATGTCGCCTGGCACATTTTGAAAAACTGACCTGTGAAAAAATCCCAACTCTGGAAAATCTATGTGGCAAAAAATCCCAGCTTCGCGGGAGACGGCAACATCACGATGAGCGCTCGCGGTCTGCGCAAGCTCTTCGACCAAACATGGGACTACGCCTACCACGAAGGCGAAGAGGAGAACGAACACGCGCCGGTCACCGACTCAAAAGGCGTGGATGACCTCATGAAAATTTTCGGCATGTCCTGATCATTTCGGTGCGCTCACCGAAATGCTCCCCGCCCGCCGAGCTAGGTTTTAAGCGGCTCCGCAAGCCTCCAAAATTATTTTCACTTTCTTGAAAAAAAGTTGTTGACGAGAAATCAAGTTTGTGAGATTGTCATGTCAGATCGAAGCCACCACGGCAGAGACAAAAACCAAAAACCAAAACGAAAAAATGAAACTCACAGAAATCAAAGAAATCATCAAAAACAACAAAGCCGAAGGCCGCTTCCAATTTGAAGGTCTTACATCCTCGGAGATCGGAGCTTACAGCCGGTATCTTATGTTCGGCGACAATGACGAAGCTTTTCCAGACCAAGAAACATGGGCGCTGATTACTGATTAACCCTCTCAACTAACCAACCCAAAAAACAAAAACCTAAAAAAATGAACACCCAAGCCGCAACACTCAAAACCCTCAAAAACTTCATCGGCGAAGCCCAACTTCGCACAATGTTTCAACTCTCGGTGAATGGCGAAGAGCACGAGTTTTTCACCGACAAAATGATCG